TATATGGGGCATCCACAGTTCAGTGGTCTGCTTCTGCGACATACAACGGAAGAGTTAAGGGAACTCATATTCAAATCGCAGGAGTTGTACCCAAAAATCTGGCCGGGAATAAAATGGTCAGAGAGAAAGATGCAGTGGACTGCGCCATCTGGTGCAAGGTTGTGGATGTCTTATCTTGACAGAGATGAAGATGTCTTGCGTTATCAGGGTCTGGCATTTAGCTGGATAGGCTTTGACGAATTGACACAGTGGGCCACACCATACGCATGGAATTACATGCGGTCACGTCTACGGTCCACTGCAACCGATTTACCAATTTTTATGAGGGCCACGACCAACCCCGGAGGTAGGGGTCATCATTGGGTTAAGAAGATGTTTATTGACCCATCTCCGTATAACAGGTCGTTTGATGCCACAGATATTGACACAACAGAGGTCTTGCGATACCCCGCTGGACATAGCAAGGCTGGAAAACCTTTATTTAAAAGAAGATTTATACCAGCGAGACTTTCTGATAACCCATACCTTTCGCAAGCAGGTGACTACGAAGCCATGCTCTTATCTTTACCAGAGCAGCAGCGAAGACAACTCCTTGACGGAGACTGGGATATTAAAGAGGGTGCTGCCTTTACTGAATTTGATAGGCACGTCCATGTTATTGAGCCTTTTAGTATACCTAACAACTGGGTTAAGTTTAGGGCTTGCGATTACGGTTACGGCAGTTATAGTGGCGTTTTGTGGTTTGCTGTTGCACCGAATGAACAAATTGTTACGTACAGAGAACTCTATGTTTCTAAAGTCCTTGCCACAGATTTGGCAGATATGATATTGGATTTGGAAGCGGAAGATGGCAATATTAAGTATGGCGTTTTGGATAGTTCTCTTTGGCATAAGCGGGGTGATACTGGCCCTTCTCTTGCTGAACAGATGATAGGCAAGGGATGTAGGTGGAGACCGTCAGACCGAAGCAGAGGCAGTAGGGTAGCAGGTAAAAACGAAATACATCGTAGACTACAGATAGATGAATTTACAGAGGAGCCTAGACTTGTTTTCTTTAATACTTGCACACATGTCATCTCCCAATTGCCCTCAATACCGCTGGACAAGAAAAACCCCGAAGATGTGGATACAAAAAGCGAAGACCACTTGTATGACGCTCTTAGGTATGGTATAATGTCCAGACCAAGGTTTAGTATATTTGACTACGATCCTATGGGTAGACCGGGTGGTGGTATGCAAGTAGCAGATGCTACGTTTGGATATTAATAACATGGAAGTAATTTGGTCATTAATGTTAACAGTTTGTTCTACAGCATATTGTGGAACACAAACTATACAGTGGTTTGACGAAAAGCCAGACTGTATTGAAATGAAAACTATACATGAAAATATACCAACTGACGGTGATTGGAAGTCTATAGAATATAGATGTACCGTAGTAGGAGCAAAGGAAGTATAATGGCAGAAGATGAAATTATGATTGAAGACGATGCTATTGCTCTGGAAGATACAGACGATACTGCCGAAACAGATATGGATGTAACAAATATCATTCCGTTTATTATGGAAAGATATAAGCGTTCTGAAGACTACCGATACCAAGATGAGGAGAGATGGTTACGTGCCTATCGTAACTATCGTGGTTTGTATGGTCCAGATGTACAGTTTACGGAAGCAGAAAAATCTCGTGTATTTGTTAAGATAACTAAAACTAAAACGCTGGCAGCATATGGACAAATTGTTGATGTTCTATTCGCTAACCAGCGTTTTCCTTTATCTATTGAGCCTACTGAATTACCAGAAGGGGTTGTTGCTGATGTACATTTTGACCCTAAAGAACCAGAACAATTGCGTGGTGAAACTGCTCTTTCAAGTCCCTATGGTTTTCAGGGAGATGGAATGGATTTCCCAGCAGGTGCAACTGCCAAGAGTCTACAAGAAAAACTTGGGGCGTTGGAAGGTAAGCTGGAACCAGTCGCTGATAAACTAAAAGAGGGGCCGGGTAAAACACCTACAGCTATTGCATTTAGTCCTGCTCTTATTGCAGCAAAGAAAATGCAAAAGAAGATACATGACCAGCTAGAAGAGTCAGGTGCTACTAAACATTTACGTAGTGCCGCATTTGAAATGGCACTTTTTGGTACTGGCGTAATGAAGGGGCCGTTTGCTGTAGACAAAGAGTATCCGAACTGGGGCGATGATGGTAACTATGACCCATTGTTTAAAACTATACCACAAGTAAATCATGTATCTGTTTGGAACTTTTATGCAGACCCAGATGCTAACAATATGGATGAGGCGCAGTTTGTTATTGAACGACATAAAATGTCTCGTACACAACTACGTAACCTAAAGAAGCGCCCATACTTTAGAAGTAGTGTAATTGATGAAGTCATCCAGATGGGTGAGAACTACACTAAAAAGTATTGGGAAGAAGATTTAACAGATTATGCACCAGAGCATGGTATTGACCGTTTTGAAGTGTTAGAATATTGGGGCATGGTAGATGTTGAACTGCTTGAAGAACAAGAAATAGACATACCAAAAGATTTAAAAGACTTTGATGAACTGCAAGCAAATATCTGGGTATGTAACAACAAATTATTACGTATGGTTCTTAACCCATTTAAACCTGCTAAGATACCTTATTGTGCAGCACCGTATGAGTTAAACCCATATTCATTCTTTGGTATCGGTATCGCAGAAAATATGGACGATACCCAAACATTGATGAATGGCTTTATGCGTATGGCTGTGGACAATGCTGTATTGTCAGGTAACTTGATTGTAGAAGTAGATGAAACTAACCTAGTGCCGGGACAAGACTTATCATTGTATCCGGGTAAAGTATTTCGCAGACAAGGTGGCGCACCCGGTCAGGCAATCTTTGGTACAAAGTTTCCAAATGTAGCACAAGAGAACATGATGCTGTTTGACAAAGCACGTGTGTTGGCAGACGAAAGCACAGGCTTTCCTTCTTTTGCGCATGGACAAACAGGTGTATCTGGCGTAGGTAGAACTGCTAGTGGCATATCAATGCTTATGGGTGCTGCACAAGGCGGCACAAAAACTGTTATTAAAAATGTAGATGATTATTTGCTGCGTCCTTTAGGTGAAGGTTTATTTCGTTTTAATATGCAGTTTGACTTTGATGCTGAAATCAAAGGTGATTTAGAAGTTAAAGCACGTGGCACTGAAAGTCTTATGGCAAATGAGGTTCGTAGCCAAAGACTTATGCAGTTCTTACAAATCGCAAGTAACCCCTCACTTGCTCCTTTTGCTAAGTTCCAATATGTAATTCGTGAAATTGCAAAGTCTATGGACTTAGACCCTGATAAAGTTACCAACAATATGGATGAAGCTGCTTTGCAAGCTGAGATTATGAAAGGCTTTCAAGCACCAATGCAACCTGAAGAGGGTGGTATGACACCACCACCGGGTGCAGATGCTATGGACCCAACGGGTGCAGGTGGTGGTAATGTAGGCGTAGGACAAGCACCTGTGCCGGGTGAACAAGGATTTAGTGCAAGTGGACAACAAGGAACTCCTCAACAAGCTGAAGCCGCTGGTCAGCAACAAGCGTCAGTGGGACCACTTCAGTAATTATATAGACTCGCTCATAGAACAACAACATCGTACTTTAGAGCAAGGAGATAATACGATATTTATGCACCGTGCGCAGGGGGCAATAGCGGTATTGCGTAATATTAAAACATTAAGGGATGCTATCAATGGCTAACATGGCAAATCAAATGGAACTCTTTGATGAGGGTGGTCTCATGCAAGAAGGTGGTACAGTTGACCCTGTATCTGGTAATGATGTACCTGTGGGTTCTACTCAAGAAGAAGTCCGTGATGATATACCTGCACAATTAAGCGAGGGTGAGTTTGTTATGCCAGCAGATGTAGTGCGCTATCATGGGTTAGATAAAATGATGGCACTGCGTGACGAAGCGAAGATGGGTCTTCAGCGTATGGAAGATATGGGCCAGATGGGTAATAGTGAAGAAGCTACTATTCCAGATGGTGTTCCCTTTAATTTAAATGACCTTGACATGGAAGATGATGGGTTAGAAATGGCACAGGGCGGTGCAGTGCCTATGCCCGGATTTACAGGCATTAGTGGTTATACTCCACCTGCACCTGTAACTACAGGATTTGCCCCTGCTCCTGTAGTTCAACAACCTGTGGCTGCAGCTTCATCAGCGCAGCAGACGCAAGCAGGTACACTACCGGGAACACAGTTTATGCCAACGACAGTTCAACAAGCTCTTCCAACTTTTCAAGGCACGGTAGGTATGGGAGTATCTGGTGTTGATTATGAAGAAGTAGAATATATAAATGATGCAGGGCAAATTATTAAGTTAAAGCGGAGTAAATCAACAGGTGAGTTACTTGAACCAGTGCCGCCCGGATTTAGACTTAAAACAGATGCTGTTGATTCAACACAAACTGGACCTACTACAGTTCAAACTACACAAGTTAGTGATGGTGATGGTGGAGATAATCAGGATTTTGGTCGTGGAACTAGCCTTACAACGGGAGAAAAAATTGCAGGTTATTCACCTGAAGAAATTAAAACTGGTGTAACAACAGCTAAAGAAAGATTTGCCATAACAGGAAATAGGGGTTTTGATATATTAAACTTAGTTCCCGGTGGCACTTTTCTAAAAGATTTAGCGGGAAAAATAGGTGGTCCGGTAAAAGACGTAGCATCTGGTTTATTTGGTAAAGACCCTATTTATTCACAAGATATGCGTGGAGATATTTTTGGTGTAAAGGGTGGAGAAAAGGGACTGCCCGGAGAAAGATTTTCTGGTGAAATTGCTGACGCAAGATATGGATACGAACAAACTTTAGGAACAAAAATGACAGGGTATGTAGGTTTTGAAAAGGGAGACCTAGACCCTAACTCTGGTGGATTTTTTAATAGTAGAGGTGTTGCTGTAGATAAAGATGGCAACCCCACAAATAATGAGACTGGAACTAAAAACTTTTCTTCTTTTACAGATTTTAAAAATCATATGGCTGCCGCAGTAGCGTCAGGATGGTATGGTGGTGAGTTATCAAAAGCAAAAGCAGCCGCATTAAATCCTAAAGCACAGTCAAATTATAGAAACTATGTAACGGAATTAAATAAACAATATCCAGATAATAAGATAGAAGGACCGACAATTGCTACACCAACGTCAAAACCAACAACTAGAGACACAACTGTTTCTAAACCAACAGTGGGTGTTGGAGAAACTGGTCCAGATAAGGGTGTAACTGTTTCTCGCCCAACGGTGGGTGTAGGAGAAGATGGTCCAGATAGGGGTACAACACCGTCTACTGGTGATGGTAGAGACCCATCAGAGGTGGATGCTGGTGCAGGTGTAAGCAGAGCCGATGATCCATTTAGCATGGATTATAGTGGCCCTCCCGGTAGTGAAGATAATATGGGCATAGGAGAAACTGGTCCAGATAGAGGATTTGTCGACCAACCAACATTTGGTGGTGGTATGTTTGAAGGTACGGGTACACAAAATGATGGCAGCAGCCCCTCTAATGAGGCATGTTTTATAACTACAGCTATCGTAGAAAAGAAAGGTGAAGCAGATGATGGTGAAACCTTAACTAAGTTGCGTAAGTTTAGAAATGAATATATGGTAGACAAACAAGAAGAGGTGCAAGAATACTACGAGATTGCACCAAAGATTGTAGAAGCAATAGACAACGAGGAAGAATGGAAATGGATTGAAGAACAAATCCAAAAAGCTGTTGACTATATAGATAAAGAAAAACATGACGATGCTTATACAACATACAAAAGCATGGTATCTACTTTGAAAGAAAAATGGTTGGTGTAATGGAAGAACAGGTATTAGAATTTTTGAGAACAAGATTTGCTCAACTTTCAGATGAAGAAAAAAATGTAATTAGGTCTTTAGCTGGTACGCCTGAAGGACAGGTATTAGCTAAAATGTTTGGTCCTGTTATAATGAAAGAAATAGTATTTCGCAAACCATCAGGTCAAACTAGAAGACGTGGTTTAGGTACACGATAAACACCTATTTAGTTGGCTACCTAATCCCCCACCCCGTGGCTACGGTTGGCCCCAACAAGGAGAAGTACAATGGCTGAAGAAGCTACCATTATGGCTGAAGAAGTAAAGCCTGAGAAGAAAGTTGCATTTGCAAATCGTAAATACACAAATGAAGAAAAGCGTAAGAAGGAAGAAGAAGAACTAGAACAGATGATAAGGGAGCAGCGTGGCGAGGCAGAAGAAACTGCAGAACCAGAAGAAGCTGAACCTACTAACGCAGAAGAAAAAACATTTAAGAAACGTTATTCTGATCTGCGTAGACATCAACAAAAGCAAGCAGAGGATTTTAAGAAAGAGATAGACATTCTTAAAAGTCAACTTAGTACCGCTGCACAAAAAGAAATGAGACTGCCTAAATCTGATGAAGACATAGAACAGTGGGCAAAAAACTATCCAGATGTTGCAGCGATAGTTGAAACAATTGCAATGAAGAAAGCACGTGAGCAATCGGTTGCCTTAGAAGAACGTGTAAAAGCAATTGATGAAATGCATATATCTGCTACTAAAGAAAAAGCTGAAGTAGAATTAATGTGTATGCACCCTGACTTTGGCGAGATACGTGATAGTGATGAGTTTCACGATTGGGCAGAAGAGCAGCCTAAGTGGGTACAAGACGCACTCTATGACAATGACAATGATGCACGTGCAGCAGCTAGAGCCATTGATCTATACAAAGCAGATAAAGGTATAGGTAAAGAAAAACCTAAATCAAATAAGGATGCAGCAAAGTCTGTGTCTACAAAGAACTCACGCAGCACACCACAGAAAGATGAAGCTAGTTCATACTTAAAAGAGTCGGATGTTCAAAGAATGTCAGCACAAGAGTATGAGAAAAACTCAGACGAAATCATGGAAGCTATCCGTAGTGGTAAGTTTGTCTATGATGTAAGTGGGTCTGCACGATGAGTATAATATTTAAGCCTCAAAAAGAAATGGAACTATTTGCTCCATTCGGGCCAACGATGGGATACTACCGTATGCCAGATGAGTTGGTTGAGAAGCTAAATAGTAAAATGTCTGACAAGTTAAAAGACTATTCAGATAACTTGGTAGGCAAAGTAAAAGCAGAGTTAGCTTTTGATGAAGAGATTGTAGCTATTGCCCAAGAAGGTTTAGGGCAGTTTGTAGGTAAATACCAAGCCTACACAGAACTACGTAACTCTTTTGGGGCTAATTCACTAGATGTAGATAACTACAACTATGGATTGCAGGTAGTATCAGGTTGGTTTGTACGACAGTTTAATGGTGAGTACAATCCGCTACACATCCACACAGGGTCAAGATTATCTTGTGTAGGATACCTAAAGCTACCTGAAGGAATAGAAGAAGAGTGGGAAGAAGACTATAAAGACCACCATCCTGCTAATGGGCATATACAGTTTGCATCAGGTACACCATCAGGATATACCTGCACAAACTTTGTAATTAAGCCACAGGTTGGAGACTTCTATGTGTTTCCTTCACAACTATTTCACTGCGTGTATCCATTCTATACAGAGGGA